CATTGGAGAACGGCGCTTCAACAGGCGCAGATGTTCAACCAATTTCATACACACTCACAGATTTCTACGCAGCAGATGTTCGCGCATACGCGGGTATCCAGATGCACGATTTCTCACTCAAGTTCAACGCAGACGGATTGCTTCAATACGATACAAAGGCAACTGGTTGGGCTTCAGCCTCAGCCTCAACGCCTACTCCCTCTTTCAGTACTGTGCTACCTCAGCCAGTATGGACAGGAACAGTATCTATCGCAGGATCAACTGTGAGCAACGCTATCAGCGGCAACATTGATATGAAGCGCCCAGTAACACCTATCTACGGAATTAGCAACACCCAAAATCCGTTCAACGTGTTTCTTGGACCACTAGAAGTAACAGGCAAGGTCACGTTTGTTATGGAAGCAAACACAGAACTAACTCGCTTCCTTACAAACACTCAGCCAGCGCTTGTTTTCAACTGGGCTTCAGGTGCAGGCGCTTCAGCGGTTCAGGTCAGAGCAACTCTTACAAAGGGCGCTTATGTAGCAGCCGCTATTGAACGCAGCACTGATTACGTTCAGATTACTGTTGATATCAACGGTCAGGCGAACACAACAGACGCTGGCGCAACTGCTGGTTTCTCACCGATCAAGTGGACACTCCAGAACGCTAAGGCTTCTGGTACATATAACTAATAGATCAAGCATTGGGGCGGTCAGATTGACTACGTACGCCTTCCCGTGGTCTCGCGCCCCAATGCCCTATCTTGTAGGATAAGTGAAGGCAAACACTAGGAGGCAAGCATGAAAAGAACACTAAAACTACCGTCAGGCGCAACCGTTACATTGAAAGATCCTGCGCAACTACGCGTCAAGGATCGCAAGAACGTAATGCGCGCAGCAGATAAGGCTGACGGGGATCTATCAAAAGCGCTCGCATTAGGTGACGCACTATTGGCTATGTTGATTGAAGAGTGGTCGTTTGATTTGATCATTCCGTCAATCAAGTTGGATAGCCTTGATGAACTTGAGATGAAAGATTATGACTTCCTTGTTGCGGAAACGCAAGAGGCGCAAAAGTCTTTGTTCCCAAGCCTGTCTGAGACAGATCAGAATGAGGCAGACCCAAAAGCGACTACAGGCGACTCCAACGCCTAAAGTTTCTACTTGAGGGCGGTCATAGACATACAGACTTTGACTACCCTGATGAACAATGGTTTTACTATCAAATGGCTGATCGCTTTGGTTGGACACCAGATCAGGTTGATGATTTACCTGCTGCAACGGCGGATTGGTTGTTGGCGATTGGTACTACCATAGACAAGGTGAGGGCAGAACGGCTAGGTGACGCATGAGTGGTCGCATACGCATAACAAACCTTGCTGAAGTATTAAAGGGTTGGGATATAACTCAGGAACGCGTTGACGCTGCCGCCATGACTGCAACTTGGCAGGCTGCACTAGCGATTGAAGGTCAAGCAAAAACAAACGCTAATACAGGATCTCATGCGCCTGGGCAACCGCACATTGGACCACGAACAGGCGAAGGTCCAAACGTGGTTACAGGTAACTTGGTCAATAACATAAGGGCTGAGCGACCAATCAAGGGTTTTAAGAGTTACAGCGCAATAGTTGGATCTGGCGCTGAGTATGCGCGCGCCATTGAGTTGGGTAATCCGCGTTGGAAAAGCGGCGTGAAGTTCCCTTACATGACGCCAGCCGCCAACAGTTTGTCCAAGAACGGTACACTTAGCCGCATATTTACTAATGCTTTTATCAAAGCGGTGAGGGGATAGCATGGCGAGCGCAATCCCACCAATTCTAGTTCAGATCCAAGCCGATATATCGCAACTTAAAGCAGGCATGGCTCAGGCTGAAGCAAGCGTCAAGGGCTTAGACGATACAGTAAAGACCGCCTCAACAGGTATGAGCAATATGATCGCCAACGCTAAGCGTATGGCGGGCGCTATGGGTATTGCCTTTGCTACCACTCAGGTGGTTCAGTTCGGTAAAGATGTTATTACCGCAGCCAGCAACATGAACGAGTCTTTGTCCAAAATGAAGGTTGTGTTTGGAGAGAACTCAGGCGCGGTTGAAGAGTTTGGTAACAAGTCTGCTACAAGTATTGGTATATCAAAACAAGCGGCGATTGAAGCCGCTGGTACATACGGCAATCTGTTTCAAGCGTTTGGCGTTGGTCGCGGTAAAGCAACTGAAATGTCCACAACGCTTGTTAAGTTGGCTGGCGATCTAGCATCTTTCAACAACACTTCAGTTTCAGACGCTATCAATGCGCTGCGTTCAGGTTTGTCTGGCGAGACAGAACCGTTGAAACGGTTTGGTGTCGCACTCAATGAAGTAACTCTCAAGAACAAGGCTATGGCTATGGGCTTTGGTGAGATCAAGGGCGCTATGGATCCAGCGATTAAGGCTCAGGTTACATACGCGCTGGTAATGGAACAAACAAAATTGGCTCAGGGAGACTTTGAGCGCACGTCAAGCGGTACTGCTAACACAATGAAGATACTTCAGGCTCAAATGGAGAACGCAAAAGCGGCTTTAGGCGCTGGCTTGTTACCTGTGTTCCAAGCGCTGTTGCTTATTATGAAACCGCTTATCGCTGGTTTGGTTGCGTTTGGTAACTTCTTGGCTAAATATAGTGAAGAAGTCAAGGTGTTCACCGTTGCTATTCTTGGATTTGCTGCGGCGTTTGGCGTTCTTAAAATCGCCGTAAATGCGGTAAAAATTGCTACCGCTGCTTACAACGCTGTGCTAGCCATGAACCCTTTGATTGCTGTTGCTATGGCTATTGGCTTGGTTGCTGTCGGTTTGTATAAGTTATACAAGAGCAGCGAGACTTTTAGAAATGCAATGAACAACATATTTAAGGGCATAGTGGGCGCGCTTGGTCAATTCATTGGCGCTATCGCTACGGTGTTTGAAGCGGCAAGCAAGATCCCTGGCATTGGAAGCAAGTTTGACGGCGTAGCCAAAGCCATACGCGGCGCTTCAGACGGTATGAAAGAGTTTGCTAAAAACGTAGGCGCGGTTAAGCAGGCTCAAGCAACCAGCAACGCAGCGCTCGGTTTATCAGCGTCAGATTTTGCAGACAAATCTACAGGCGGCGGCGGTACTGGATCTGGCGGCGGTAAAGATAAAGATGCTGCAAAAGAGGCAAAGAAAAAGAAAGAAACACTCGCAAAACTTTATGATGACGTGTTTAAGACATACGACAAAATGGATAAGGTCATATCAGACTCAGGCGAGAAGCGCGTCAAGATTACAGCCGCTTATGATGATCGCATAGTCAAACTCAAGGCTGACTCATTGAAGCGGGTTGCAGCGCTAGAAAACAAGGCGCTTGAAGATCGCAACGCGGCTGAACGCAAGGCTGCTGAAGATCGTGTCGGCATTATCAAAAAGGGTCAGGATATGTTGCGCAGCGCGTTTGCTGCGGGCGCGGCGTTTGACATTGCTGAGATGTTTAAGGATACGGACAAAACAGGCGCCAATCTTTTGAGCATGATGAAGGGCAAGTTTGTATCAATCAACCGATTGAAAAATGACGCTATGCGTTTGGCTAACGCTGGCTTCTCGCAAAACTTTATTCAAGATGTAGTTAAGGCTGGACCAGAGATTGGTTCAGAAATGGCGAACGCAATCTTGTCGTCATCTCCAAATGTTCAGGCTGAATTGAAAGAACTTTACTACGGGCTTGAAGATGTAAGCAAATACGGGCTTGATGCGCTCGCGGCTCAGATGAGTACATCAACCAGTTTTGCTACACGCGAACTTATGGAAGAGTACAACAATGTTGGCGCTCAATTAGAAAAGACTTTTGAAACAATTAACGCAAATTTGCGCGTTGCGCTTGATGAAGAAGCAACTACCTTGAAAGATGCTTTGATTGAGGCGCAAAAAGATTTCAATGCAGCAATCGCTGAACTTGAAAAAGACACAATGGAGAAGTTGCGTAATCTTCAGACTGAATTGGCTAAGACCGCTGCTCAAATCGCAGGCATGAAGGGCGCTAGTGCAGCCGTATCTATCACTGCTCAGTCTCCTGCTGCGCCTTATCTTGCTGGCGTTACCCCACTTGGACTTTCATCTAACGCTACAAACCTACCCGCTGGTAACTTATTTACCGTCAATCAGACCAACAACATCAACGGTCAAACAAGCGTTGCTGATATTACTACCGCCACAGTGACCG